GGATCAACGTCCTTTGCTGTTCTGATTTTCTTGAATGGGTTTTGTGATAGTCTTTCTTTCCGTAACGCATCCTCAATTTTTTCTTGTTGAGGTCTAGTTACCATGCGCCCAGTTTTTACATCACGCCAACCAGTAGCCCATTTTTCATAATTATTACCGAATTGGTCAACATATGTGTCGCCAATCTCGGATGCTACATTCTCATATTTTGTTGCCATTTTTTCTATCTTATTCCTAAATGTTTTTCAGTTAAAATTATAAACTCTACCCCACTATCTTTACAAGCTTCCTTTGCAGCATTCCATTTTGCTTCATTGACTGCATATGTCATTGCTTCTTGAATGTATCTTTTATTCTTCTTTTTGGATACATCGGGTGGTGCTGTTTGTTTTTCTGGTTTTATTTCCGCCAAGTATTTTTTGACAGTACCAGAAGAATCCTTAACCTCGAAATACAAATCAACAAAGTATCTATGCTTCTTGTTATCAATCGGTGACATGTATGGGATTATTATTTCTTCTGATGCCCATTTCAAAACAGATGGAGTTTCGTCACACCATTTGAATGCCTTCAATTCCCATGATGAACGATAGTATATATCTTCAACTTTACCCTTGTATTTCTCTGGGTTTTTTGGTTTGAACTTTCCCTGATAGTATTTAGCCATATCATATAAATAATGTAATTAAATACTATTTATTACTATTATGGC